GGAACCAATTGATGAGTGATTCAGAAGATAAAGTGGGATGGCTGGTTGAGCGTCTTACGGCGGAAGCTACGTCAGACGACAACAACGATAGCACTCGTGTCCGGGCACTGGAGATCCTTGGCAAGGTATATGGTGCCTTTGCCCCGGAGAAAACCGAGGTGACCACCTATTCTGGTTCTTTTTTAGCCGACCTAGACCTCGAAGAAGGCGACCTTGAGCTTCCGCCGTTCGAAAATAGCCCGGAGAACAATGATTTAGCCCACTAGATCACTACCTAGTCAGGGTCATGATCACTCTGCAGACCCCATCTAACGAGGGGACAGGGGGGCGTCGACTGGGCAAAATGGTGCCTGAAAATGCATGGCTCCATGGAGGACCACATCAGAACTACCACAACTTTTGGAGACCTATGAAATACCTAATGTCATCTGCAACCGCTGCCGAATTCGTCGACATGGACCCTGAAACCTTTCGGCGCACCGTAGGCTCGATTGCAGACAGCATCGACATTGAGGACGACACGTACTACCGCCCAGAGGACTTAGAGCTGGTCATCTACCTACTCTTCAGAACGCCTGACAGGAACTTCGACAACGTGGTGCCGTTTCCCGCATGAGTCGATACGACCTCAGACCTGTTGCGTGCGCGAACTGTGGCAAGACTGCCTGGGTGAAAGCGGACAATTCAGAGCTGAGATTTTGTACGTGGTGCGACAAGAAAATAAAGCGGTTGTCGGAGCGGTGGGAGAAAAAAAGGGGGGGCGGTCGATCTGAGAGTACCCGCCGCAAAAAATGAAAATAGTGACAACCAACCCTACTTGGAATGCGATTGCCTACCAGAAGCAACAGAGCCTCGATACAGGCGTTTTTCGCAAACCGAGTACTGAGATACCCGAAGTAGTCAAAAGTGCGTTATATGACCATCAGAATGGAACTGTGACCATTAGAGACTTATCATACACAAAACACATAGATGTAGAGGTTTAGATGCATAAGTTACCCAAAAAGTGTATTCGCAGCAGTAAGTCTAAGAAGTACAAGAAGGGCGGGAAGAAGTGACCCCCCTTTTAGTGTGCAAGCTTTTAGCGAAAACAGCTGAAAGTGCCCGATATGACGGCGTTTCGCGTGATATTCAGGATGTAATCCGCGAGTTCACATCGTGACTGAAATTGTTTTATCCAGGTGGGCGCACCATCCCACCAGCACGATGGGCATCATTAGATTCGCCGGAGAGGTGTTCTGGACCTTAGAGCGCCCTTGGCTGGACAACGAGCCGTTTATCAGCTGCATCCCCGAAGGCACCTATGACCTCAAATGGCGGCAGAGTCCGAAGTTCGGCTGGACCTGGAGTCTGCAGGACGTGCCGGATCGCACACACATTCTCATACATTCCGCGAACTGGAGTAAGCAGCTGCATGGCTGCATAGCCCTGGGGATGGAGCTGATGGGCAATGAATTTGCAGTAGGTAATTCACGGAAAGCGATTGACAGATTTGAAGAACTTACTGATCGAGAACAGCCGTGGTCAATCAAGATCGAATCTGCAAATTTTGCGGCGCTGAACTAACGCCGGGTGCTAGCGGCTATGTGTGTTCGAAGTGCCGCCACCAAAGTGCAAAGGAGAGGTGGCGAACGAACTGGTCGGCATATCTACACAACCGGTTACGCATCGCCAGGAGTCGAGCCAAGAGGAAGGGGCTGGAGTTCAATATTGATCTTGAATACTGCATGAGCGTACTCGCAGAGCAGGATTACCGTTGTGCGCTGACTGGACTGCCCTTTACCCGGTCTGCCACCGGAGACGATATGGACATGACCCTGGACAGAATTGATAGCGATCTCGGGTACGTACAGGGAAATCTCTCCTTGATCGGTTACCGGGTCAATCAAATGAAGTCTGACCTCACCCAGCAAAAGCTGCTGTGGTGGTGCAAAACGATAGCGAATCATGACACAGATCGAACAGGTAGCTAGAAAGCTCAAAGCGTCCTTTCCTCTCTACGCGAAGAATATTCTCAAGATTGTGAGTAAAGAGGGTGAGCAGAAGCCTCTGGTCCTTAATCGGGGTCAGATGTGGCTGCATGAGCGGCTTGAACAGCAAATGAAGGCGCAGGGCAACATCCGTGCGCTGGTGCTGAAAGCCAGACAGGTGGGTATCAGCACATATGTAGAGGGTAGGTTTTTCTGGCGAATCACACAGAACCGGAATGCCAATGCGTTCGTACTGTCGCACTTGGCGGAATCGACCAACTCCATCTTCCAAATGGTCAATTTCTTCTACCAAAACATCGGTCATCCGGCGTTCAAGCCACCACTGCAGAGTCAAACGGGGTCAAGTCTTGTATTCGCAGACATCAACTCTCGATATCGGGTAGGTACTGCAAGATCTACGCAGACTGGACGTGGTCAGACCAATCGCTTCGTTCATGGATCTGAGGTGGCGTTTTACCCGGCAGGTAGCGACATCGTAGCTGGTTTGCTGCAAACAGTCGGTGGTCAGAACAGCGAAGTGATATTGGAAACGACTGCAAATGGAGCCGGTGGATGGTTCTATGACCAGACCATGAAATCTCTGCGGGGAGAGACGGAGTGGCAAGTCTGCTTCATCCCGTGGTTCTGGATGCCGGAGTATGTGAGACAAGTCAGCCCGTATTTCGAGGCGACTCCAGAGGAATACAAGCTAGCGCAGCAGTATGGGCTATCTGACGAACAGTTGTGTTTCCGCCGCGCAAAATTAGACGAGCTGGGGAGTTCTGATCTTTTTCGCCAGGAATACCCGTCTACTCCGCTTGAGAGCTTCTTAACGAGTGGCAGGTGTTTTGTCGAAGAGGCTGCGCTTAGATCTGCGGAAAACGAGTGCTACACCCCGGATTTCCGAGGCGATTACCGTAACGGCATCTTAACGCCGCATATGTCCGGACCATATCGAGAATGGCACGCGCCCTCTTCTCACGAAAACTACGTCATCGGCGTGGACGTTGCAGAGGGACTTAACTATGGCGACTACTCGGTTGCCCAGGTACTAGACGGGCTCGGACGCCAGGTGGCGTGCTGGCACGGGCACATAGACCCCTTCGAGTGGGGAAACTTGGTTGCTGCTCTCGGACAGAGATTTAACCACGCTTATGTGATCGTGGAGAGAAACAATCACGGGCTAACGACGCTGCGTAGGCTGCAGGAAATTAATTACCCGAATTTGTTTGTCGAGTCATCAGTAGATGGTGCGTATGGCGACAAGCTCACAAAACGAGGTGGTTTTCTTACGACCAGCAAAACAAAGCCGCTGATCGTGGACAACATGGCAGCGTTACTCCGGCAGGAAGAAAGTGGCATTGCAGACATCGAGCTGGTGAACGAGTTACGCACCTATGTCATTGATGAGAAGGGTTCTTTTAATTCACAACAGGGGTGCTATGATGACCGTGTGATGGCTTTCGCCATTGCGCTGCATGGACTCGCTTCAATGCCCAGACCACGGGCACCGATAATCCAGAAACGCTATGAGAGCGTGGATGCGATTGCAGGTTACTGATGAGCGAGTTGCAGATCCAAGAAGATAACGAAGGCGTTCAAGCCCCTGAACTTGAAAGCTTGGGCGCTCGCCTGTCCGCTATATTCACGGAATACAAAGACGCTCGCAAAGAGACAGAAGACGAGTGGATAAAAGATCTCCGGCAATACCAGGGGCAGTACGAGCCCGACGTACTGGCTCGACTCGAAGAGTCTGGAGCGCGATCTAAAGTCTTCGTTGGTATCACTCGGACGAAAGTCATGGCGGCATACAGCCGTCTCATTGACCTACTCTTTCAGACTGGCGACATCTTTTTCTCGATCAGTCCTACGCCGATTCCACAAATAAGCCCCCTGCTCGCTATGCAAATGCGACAGATGGCAATGGAACAGGTCACCGCTGCTAGTGGCATGGACCCTGCTCTCAATGAAGATTTGATTGCACAACGAATGCAGGAGCTGGAAGGCGAGTTCGTAGAAGCAGAAAAGCAAATTGCGGAACGCGCAGCTGAACTGATGACGGTGGAGATCCAGGACCAGCTCGCTGAATCCAATGCTGAGATGAAACTCAAAGAGTCGATTCTAGAAGCATGCATCTTTGGCTCTGGCGCGATTAAAGCGGGAACTGTGCGAATCGATAAGACACAGTCTTACAGCCAAGTCATTAATCCTGAGACCGGACAGCAAGGTTACGCACTCGCGCAAATAGAAAAACCGATGCCAGAGATCGAGTCCGTATCGATCTTCGATCTATACCCAGATCCGTATTGTACAACCCTGGAAGACTGCGATGGGTTGTTCCGCCGTCACGTCCTGACGAAAAAACAATTCAGAGACTTGGCGGATCTTCCTGGTTTCGACGGCGATGCGATTAGGTATCTACTGAAGACTAGCCGTAAAGGTAATCACACCGAAGAGCAGCACGAACGAACCCGCCGTCAAATTGCTGGCATAAACGATCATGGTGAGAGCAATCGGTATGACGTTCTAGAATTCTGGGGAACCGTCGATGGATACGATCTCGAAGAACACGGGATCGAGTTTGCGGAAGATGCCGACTTAGCTGATACGTACAACGCTTGCGTTTGGATCTGCGGCAGCACGGTTTTAAAAGTGATGCTCAACCCGATTTCGGGTTACACGCTGCCTTACCACATTTTCCCTTACGAACGCGCTCCCCATCAATTTTGGGGTACTGGCGTTCCCAGGATGATGCGCGACTCGCAAACGACGATGAATGCGGCGACCAGGATCTGGCTGGATAACCTGGCACTCAGTTCCGGACCCATGATGGAAGTGAACACTGATCTTCTTGCAGCGGGTGAAGATCCGACTGACGTACACCCCTGGCGTGTTTGGCTACGAGAAGGTGGCGATGGAAGCATGCCAGCCATTCGCTGGTATCAGCCGGTTGCCAATGCGAACGGACTGAATCAGATCGTCGAGCTCTTCCGGCGTTTTGCTGATGAGACAACATCGTTGCCCTCTTACACGCATGGCGAACAAGGCAAGAGCCTGAATAAGACCGCCACCGGCATGTCGATGCTGATGGGCGCTGCCAATATCAGCTTGAAAAGTACAGTCAAGAACATAGATGACTTCCTGCTGGAACCGATGATCCAGTCACTCTTCCATTTCAATATGGAATTTTCGACCAACGAGGAAGCTAAGGGCGACCTCAAAGTAGTTTCTAGAGGCAGCACCGCTCTCATACAGAAAGAAGTTCAAAGCCAAAGATTGCTGCAATTTTTATCTCTGGTTTCAAATCCAACTGACATTGCGGTCGTTGACCGGACCAAGCTGCTCCGGGACATCGCGCAATCGATGGAAATAGATCCGGACGAAATCATTAAATCTGAGGAGGTGATCCAAGCTGAACAAGCCGCACTCCAAAATCAAATGCTCGCTGAGTCAGGCGCAAGCGATCCTATGGCTCAGTCACCAGGACCAATGGGAGGAGGTGCGCCACCTGTTTGAGAACAGGCTTGAAGACGCGCAAACAAAATTGGAACACGCGGACGAGAAAAGTTTTAGGCACGAGCAAGGTCGGATTGAAGAACTTCGATTCCTGCTCGATCTAGAGGCGACAGCAAAGACTGTCTTAGATAAACAGCGGTCCCGGTCACGGATAACCGCGATTGATTAACGAACATCCCTTAGAGGACTCGGAAAGGTAGTAGATGGCACGTAACGACCCTGCACAATTATTAGCTGAAGCAGAACAGATGTTGGAAGAGGTTCGGAAATCGGAAGCAAGTCCCTCGGCAGAGGACAACTTGGAGCCGGAAGAAGAACTCGTTCAAGAAGCCCCCTCAGAGCTTGAGGACACGGCTGAGTCTACTGCAGAAGAAGCTTCCGTAGAGGAATCCCAATTAAGCGGCGAGGATTCTGATGCGGCTCAGCAGATAGAAAAAGCTGAGAGAGCTATGAAAGGTGCCCAGGCGAAAATGACGAAAGCAACGCAAGAAGCTGCGGATTTGAGACGGCAAGTAGCTGACCTCACTGAATCTGTTTCTACGTTGAAAAGTCAGCTCTTAGATGAGCAACGAAATTCAGAACGACTCAGCCAAGTACGGGAAGAATATCCTGACGTGGCGGGTCCACTTTTGGATGAGCTGCAAAATCTAAGAGAAAGGGTTGACCAACAATCGGAATTAAATTCCCAGCATGAACAAAGGCTGATTGAAGAAAGACAAGCACAAGCGGCTCAAGAACACTTTGAACGGATCCGCAATGTGCATTCTGATCTCGACTCAGTCGTTGAGACAAGCGATTGGGCACTTTGGCTCGAACAGCAGGATCAGCAGATCCATAGCTGGGTCGATGCAGGGAGTAGCAACGACGTTATTGCCGTGCTGGACAAATTTAAAGCCGATATGGGGATCAAACCAGCAACGCCGCAAGAGCAAGCTTTAGCGCGAGCGAAAGAGGTTGCAGAACCTCGATTGCCGAAAGCGCGAAAAGCTAATGTTTCTGGCGAACGCAAAAGCTGGACGGTGGATGACATTGTCAATATGCCACTCGATGAATTCGAGAAGCATAAATCTGAGATTTTAGAAGCTCAGGCAGCTGGAGCTATTCGTCGTTAAATTACTCTTGTGAGGATTTTTTACGATGGCATTTTCATTCTTTTCGACGGGGGCAACCTCTGAAGTAAATTTTATACCGGAGATTTTTTCTAAATTATTGCAAGCAAAATTTTATGCTACGTCAGTTTTACCAGAAATCTCTAACACAGACTATGAAGGCAGTATCACTGCTGCTGGCGACAAAGTCGTGGTGCGTACAGTTCCGGCTGTTACCATCAACGATTACGCTGGAAGTATCACAACTCAGGATCTAACGACTGCAAAAGTCGAGCTCCTGATCGACAAAGCTAAGTACTACAGCTTCCTGAATGATGATGTGCTTTCAGCGCAAAGCGACATCAACTTGATGGAAGAAGCTGCAAAAGACGCTGCAGAGCAAATGCGTGTAGCAGTTGAAACACAAGTGCTGGCAGACGTTGTAGCGGGAGCTGGTACAACTGGCGCAGATACGACAGTGACTACGTCAAACATCCTGTCAGAAATCTTGGGATTTGCTAAGACGCTCGATGAAAACAACGTCCCCGAGGACGGTCGATTCGTTGTCTTGTCTCCTGAGTTCATTTCCATGCTCAAGCAAACTGAGCTTCGCCAAGCCTACTTGACGGGAGATGACGAATCACCTCTCCGTAATGGAAAGGTCGGAATGGTAGACCGGTTCACGGTTTACACGTCGAATATGCTTTCAGTGGCAAGCGGGTACACCAAAGTACTGGCTGGTCATAAGAAAGGCATCACGTTCGCTTCTCAGTTCACAAACACTGAGGAAGTTCGGATGGAAAGCAAATTCGGCACACAGGTTCGCGGCTTAAAGGTGTTCGGAAGCCAGGTAATCGTTCCTGATTGCCTGATCGCCGGTAGCTGGACTTAAACCGTTTGGAGGGGGGTACGTTTACGTCATTCGTGCCCCCCCTCCATTTTTAAAACAAGAGGATTTTTATGGAAGCTTCTAGCAGTAAAGACGAGATCTACGAGACGGCTTTGAATCAATTTGGCAAAAAGTTGGATCGCAGAATGAAACTTAGTGACCTGGAAGAGCAGCTGACTGCGCTAGAAAAAGAAGCAAAGAATCCGACACCGGTGCCGAAAGCCAGGAAACCAAAAGCGGTGCGAAATATCGTGACTGGGAATGTATTTAATTATTACCTTGAGGAGTGGAAGGGCAATCCATCTCTCGAAGTGATCGAATGGGAGGATGCCTGATGGCAACGACCAAGGTCGTAGACGTAATTGATCGAGCTGCAATCATATTGCAAGACGCTTCGCATGTGCGTTACCCAGAAGCGGAGCTTTTGAAATTTTTCAACGATGCTCAACGCGAAGTAGTACTGCATCGCCCAGACGCAAAGATGGTGACTGCAGATCATGACTGTGTTGCTGGAAGCAAACAGGCTTTACCCGCTACGGGACTGCGGCTAATCGATGTTGTCAGAAATAAAGATGGTCGAGCAATCACACAGGTTGATCGAAAGATTCTTGATGAGACGCTGCCCAATTGGCATGAGACTGACGCTGGCACGAACAAGATCGAGCATTACGTGTATGACCCTGCAGCTCCGAAGGTGTTCTATCTTTATCCAAAAGCGACTACAGACTTCGACATTGAAATCGTCTACAGCGAAGCGCCTACCGACATAGCGATCAGTAATTTCGCGACAGACACGCAGGTCATCAGCATTGACGATGTGTATGCCGGAGCGCTGTTGGACTTCATGTTGATGAGGGCGTATCAGAAAGACTCCGAATATGCTGGCAATGCTCAGAGAGCCCAGATGCACTACCAGTCTTTCCAGACAAGCTTAGGCATGAAGATTCAGATCGATACTGCGCTGAACCCGACGCCTAGTACACCTGACATGAATGTCGGGAGAATGTAGTGAAGTACTCTGAGCTTGGCATTTATATCCGCCCAGAGGTCCAGGGGTGTCCTGAGTTCCTGGTCGAGAGGTCCGTTCGAGATTCGGCTATCGATTTTTGCGCTCGTACTGGCGTCTATATACCAGAGCCTGAGACGCTGACAATCATCAAAGGGGTCAATGAGTATGCAGTGTCTTTGCCAACCGGCACAGAGCTGAACCGCATCATTGACATTTATAACGACAAAACTGCTTTGCAGCCGCTTGGCTACAGCGAGCTACTTGGGCGTCTTGGTGACGAGACTGAGCAGGGTTCGCCAAAGTACTACGCACAGAGAGACAATTCAGATTTTTACCTCGCTCCCACACCCGACGAAACCGCAACGCTGCGTGTTGTTTACAGCGTCAAACCTACAGCCACTTCCACATCTATACCGGACACAGTCGGTCGGGAAAACCGAGAGGCTCTGGTTCACGGAGCTTTGTATCGTTTACAAATGATGAGTGGACAACCTTTTTCAAACGGCGGTGCTGCACAAATGAATAACCAGCTGTTCGAGAAAGCCGTTGGCAGAACGACTCGTCAGGTCAAATATGGATTTTCCGGTGGACGTTTACGAGTAAAACCGAGGGCATTTGTATAATGGCGTATCTGACTACCATTGACCTCGTTCAAAATGACCAGCTTCCAGAGTTGACGGTCACGCTTAAAGATTCAAATACTGCGGCTTCAGGTCAAACACTTGATGCTGACGACCCGTCTACATTTGCGCCGATATCGCTTTCAGGTTCGTCTGTACGCATGCGAGTACGCAAGGTTGGCACCACAACGCTACTAGACACCATCGTAGGCACGATCACATCTGCGTCGGAAGGTAAGGTGACGTTCGTGTTTGGCTCGACAACTCTTGCGACAACAGGGGTTCTGGAAGGTGAAATAGAAATCACAGATTCTGCGAGCCGCACACAAACAGTTGTTGACCTAATCAAGTTTAAAGTTCGTTCTCAGTTCGGCTAAATCATGCCCGTTTATGCTGAGATCAATTACAGAAAAATTAGTGTCTCAGCGAGCTATCGCCAGATTCACGCAACGGCACGCATGCCTGTTGCAGCTGTCGTCATTCAGCAAACAGAACCAGTCACCGAGATTTCTTTTCAGAGCCCGTTTACTGAGGTTGGGTATCGGTTACTTACGCCAGAGCTAACCTGGCGACAGCTGTTTGCAACGAATATAGGGCTAAATCCAGAGCGAACGATCTACACGTTTGTTGATGATTTCTCTCTCTCCGAAACGGTCTCGCTCAACCCGAATCTCGGTCAGTTCGATTCTTTCGGCTTTTCAGATCAGATCGATTCGTTTGCATTTACACTGGGCAAATCTGACCCCGTCTCGTTTTCAGAACATGTCATTCGAGAGTTTGAACGCCCTACCCTCGATACCGTTACGTTCGCAGACAATTCTGTTTTCAATATCAATGCAGGACGTTCTGACGAGGTTACCTTCAGTGATTCAATTGCAACGCTGAAGACGTTCCAACGAGCATTCGCAGATACATTTCCGTTTTCTGACCCACTGTCCTGGTCACTGTCAGATGTCAGCGACGACACGTTTTCGTTTTCAGAGCAAACGTCGAGAGTTACTGCAAGAGTCAATACTGACAGTTTTGCCTTTAGCGATACGGTCGTTAGAGCGTTCGAAAAGATACCGTCTGAGACGATTTCTCTAAGTGAGTCTGCGCTCGTTGTCGATGTCGGAGATATCAATTTTGTGTTGTCGGGAGAGAACTGGGTCATATCTGCACCCTTTTCTGACGCATCACCGCTCACTGAATCGTCAACATTTGCTATCTCTCAAGCATTGTCAGACGCATTTACGCTAGATGACTTCGCTCAGGTCGATAAAAATTATTCAGGCGTGAAAACTAATGTTTATGCTCTCAGTGAAGTCCTTAGTTTCGGATTCCAAAAGGGCATTCAAGATTCTATAATTCAAAGTGATTCAGTCGCAAAATCGCTGACATACGGCGGTTTTACGCACGATTTTTCGTTTGCTGACTCAGCAACGATCTCCACAGGGAAAGTTCCATCTGACACCTTGAGCATGGCTGAGACTTTGTCGATGGCTCAGTTCTCCGGCTCCGGAGTTCTGAACCAAGGCATGGTCGGGCTAATGCTCTTAAATGCGGATTAGGAGTATTTCCCTTGATTAGTGACAACTTGCAGATGAGAGGTCGGCTGACGATTGTTGTCACCGCCCCAGATGGTTCGGTCAAAGACGAACAAACAGTTGAGAACCTGGTCGTAACGACTGGTAAAAATTACGTTGCCTCGCGCATGGCTGGCACCTCTGCCAACGTGATGTCTCACATGGCAATAGGTACTGGCTCGACTGCGGCTGCGGCAGCCGATACAACGCTGGGCACAGAGAGCGCTCGTGTCAGCCTGACCAGCACCACGAACAACAATAATGATGTGGTGTATGTGGCGACGTTCCCTGCGAATACGCCAGCTTCGGCTGCAGCGATCACCGAGGCGGGACTGTTTAACGCTTCGAGCGGCGGCACGATGCTGTGTCGTACCGTGTTCGCACAGGTCAATAAGCAAACGGCGGATGCGTTGACCATTACCTGGACTGTCACCGCAAGCTAGGAAGCGAAATGGGCATCAAATTTTCGAACCTAGCTAGCACTACGTTAGCCAGTAGCGTTACGTCTTCTGCGACCTCGATCACTGTCGCAGACGGATCAGTGTTCCCGACGCTAGGCGCGGGAGACTATTTCTATGCCACGATTGATGCTCCGCCGTCTCTTACTGAGATTGTCAAAGTTACAGCGAGAAGCGGTAATACGCTGACAGTTGTTCGAGCCCAGGACAATACGACGGCGACTACCCATGCGTCAGGCGATGAGATTGCACTGCGCGTAGTCTCTGCTGTTCTCGAAGATATCGCGTCTGCTGCCGCGACAGAATCAGTTTCCATTTCCGGTGACACCATGACCGGCGACCTAACAGTCGATGGTGACGTGACTGCAGACAATTATCTGACAAGTGGATATCTAGCGTTAAGCGCACCTTCTACCGCAAATAATTATGCGCTGGTCGATATCAACGACAGCACATTTGATTTTCAACTTCGCCAGTACAACGGATCGTCCTGGGTAACTTCGCTGACGATTGATCAAGTGAACCAGTTCGCCACATTTAGCGCGGGTGCTTCATTCGCTGGCTCATTAGGGGTGGGTACGACGACGCCTGACACCATTTTCGAAATCCGAGGCGCTGATCCGGTACTAACCATACGAGATACAGAGACAGCCAGCGCAAGCGGAAACGCGACGTTGCGACTTGCAGAGTCAGGAGCAAGCGACACGCTAAACAATTATTGGGATATCAAATCTACCGGTGGAAAATTTCAAATCATCGACAACTGGGATGAAGGTGCTGGCACTGGAACTAGGTTGACGATTGATGATGGTGGGAATGTCGGCATTAATACGACTCCGGCTTATAGACTGGACGTAGACTCAGCAATTCACATTGGTGCCGATGGCGGTTCTGGATATACACATAGTCGATTGATCTTCGACTCGAATGGAAGCACTCGTGGCGCTGGTGCGTACTTTCACAACCGCGTAAATGACGTTGAGTATTTTGCCGGGAATCCTTACAACGATGCCGATACTTTTGCTATTACCCGACAAGCAACGGCTTCACATGCAGAATCCACGGCAACTTACACTAACGCCTTGATGACGATAGACGGTCTTACGGGATATATGGGGATAGGCACCACAAATCCTGTCAATGTTATCGATCTGGGTTTAGCTACAAATGGCAGAGGAATCGCATGGGGCGGCGGTGGATCAGCTCACTACGCAAGTATCTGGACGGAGTACGGCACTGCTTCAATGATTTTAGGGGCAGGTTTGAAAGGAGGCACTGATGCTGCAACTTTTCTTAATCCTTACACTGGATCATACGGCTACGCCGCCATTGAGTTAGATTCGTTTAGCGACGAAGGCATAAAGTTTTACGTCGCACCAGATTCAAGTCGAACAATAAATGAGGCTATTACTCCGGTTGAGGTCATGCGGATCAGAACAGGGGGCGATGTTCTCATAGGAACGACTACTCAAGTTTATGGTAGCGCACGGTTAAATATTGGTAGCACCTCAGATGCAACCAACGCTATTCAAATCCAAAATTCAACGTCCGGTAACGGTTACGTTATGTTTGGCGATGGGACAAGCTCTAACGCTTATCGAGGCTATATCCACTATAACCACGGTAGTGATTATCTGCGCCTTAGAGCTGCTGGCTCTGAAAGATTAAGGTGTGATAGTGGCGGTGTTAATGTCTACGGCGATTTAGTGACTGATGGTGAGCTTTACTTTGATACGTCACTTCGTGTTGGTCTTGAGCTGACAGGAACAGCAACTGCGACAGTCGGTCCTGGCTGGATGACTGTAGCAACCAATACGAGCGGTCGTCGGCATGGTGAGATCATTGTGACCGATGCCGATAGTGGTGACCACGGGTTCATTCGCATCGACTGGATACGATCATATGCAGACTCAAACTTTACAGTTCTAAATTGTGGAGGGCATAGCAACCGCATAACAGGCGCTCGCGTCATTAGTCAGGACAGCAATAACACCTACGGCACCAAGCTTCTACAGGTGTATGTCAGTACTTCTAGTACCTATGACGTGGCGTTATTTCACCATCATGGAGGGGCTGACTATACACAGCACTCTGCTATTACTCCCGTAATCGAAAACACAAAAACTGGATATTCTGTCCACGGAGGACAGATTGAAGATCTTGATGACTATAGTTTCGCAAGCGAAGAAGGGATTCAGTCGCCTCAAATGCGAACGGGGGCGATCTATGCAAATACCACTGTAAGTAATCACATTACCCTGGAGCCCGGAGGCTCAGATGGCTACGTCGATTTAAAGTACGGGGGTAATAACTCAAGGCTAACAACGGGAAGTTCCGGAGTAACAGTCACTGGAGACGTGGAAGGCGTCTCTAACATGTATATTGGCGGATATTTATATCACGATGGCGACACCAATACTTATCTTCGATTTGTAGCAGCCGACGATATGCAACTTGTCGCTGGCGGCAGACAGATGCTTCGTATGGATGAAGGTGCAAACCCCGACATCCTAAAATTCGTTGTCGGCACCACCTACACCGATAGCAGCGGCAATATAGTTGCCTCTGGAAATATCACCGCTTATGCATCGGATGAGCGTTTAAAGACAAACATTCGACCGATTGAAAATGCCATAGATAAAATTAAGGCTATTCGCGGAGTCCATTATGACTGGATTGATGACGTAGAAGATGTCGGGTTCATTCCAGACCGCAAGCTCGATAATGTCGGTGTGATTGCTCAAGAAATAGAAGAAGTACTGCCTCAAGTTGTAAAGCCAGCGCCTTTTGACAGAGAAAGATCTAAAGAAACGAACTGGGAGTTCGTCAGTAAGTCCGGTGAGGAGTATAAAACTGTTGACTACGACAAGATTACAGCTTTGCTGATTCAAGGAATGAAAGAACAGCAAGAACTAATAGAGGCTTTAGAGGCTAAAATTGAAAAACTGGAGGGAGAGTTACTATGACTCTTCAATCATCAGGAGCAATTAGTCTCAACGATATTCACGTAGAAGCGGGAGGAACTTCTGGAACTACGTGTACCATTAACGACTCAGACATTCGTGATTTAATTGACAAAAATTCGGGCGCAACTATGTCTTTTGACGAGTGGTATGGCGCCAGTGCCGATTGGTCGGTAACGCTGGTTAGCGGCACTCAAAGTTATCGAGGTGTACAGCAATCGACAGCCCCCACTACTGGTTGGACATCACAATCGTATAACTTTAGTGGCTCTATCACTGACGATACTTTTGATCCAATTGCGTCACAAGGAATTGCTTCGACTTCAACGGTGTCTACGCCTGGAATTATTAGAGATTTATTTACTAATAATGCCTCTACACAAACTTTTTTTAGGATTTGGGCTGTTACGGAGCCGAGTGATTCTGGGTGGTCTACCATCACATGCCAAGGGACAGGGAGTGACACAACTAACAATGTTCTAAATAGAACTCAAGGTAATGCGTTTTATAACACTAGCCAAAAATATAGGCAGTATCGTTGGGGCGTGGCGTCCTCACCTCAAATTCTAATACCCTCCTTTAGCACGACTTATACGATTACAGTGGTCTAAATGGCAATTACTTGGAAAATATTAAGTATGGATCGACTTGCTACGTCAGATGGTAATGCTGATGTCGTAACAAATGTATTTTGGTACGTGTCTGATTCAGATAGTAGCGGTAACTACGGGTACTGCTACGGCAACACCCAACTTAATTCAAACCCTAAGAGTTTTACTAACTATGCAGAGTTAACCGAAGCACAAGTAGTTCAATGGGTAAAAGATGATTTAGCTGCAAGCGTGCCACTTATTAATGGTCCTAATGAGCTGACTATCGTAGAGAACTGTGTGACTGACGGTATTAGTGCCGGAGAGTTCACATTAAGACATCAAGGCACGCCTTGGCAGGAAGCTAGCTGATGAATATTTTAGGTCAGCTCGTCGGTCCTGTAACTGGTCTACTCGACCAGTTTATTGAGGACAAGGATCAGAAAGCCAAGCTCGCTCATGAAATAGCCACTATGAGCGAAAAGCATCTCCAGCAAATCCAATTGCAACAAATAGAGGTGCTGAAAGCAGACGCGAAAGGCACTTGGTTCCAATCGAGTTGGAGACCCCTGGCTGGTTATGTTTGTGTTCTGGGTTTGGCAATTAATTTTTTGGTCGCTCCAGTTGCTGCCGGATTCGGTGTCACGATCCCTCAAGCTGACGCTGGAGTGATGATGCCTTTGCTGCTGGGAATGTTGGGTTTATCTGGCGGTAGGTCTTTTGAGCGCATCAAAGGGGTAGACAAAAAGTGACCGGTTTTAAGCTAGAAACATTTGGCGGCAAGGCACCCCGAGTCTCTGCACGGTTGCTTCCTGCAGACATGGCACAAGAAGCCATCAACACGCGGCTCGATAGTGGAAGACTAGCGCCCTGGGCAGCTAATGCCAGCGCATCAATCACCCCGGTTGCCAGCTATTCGATTACCGGCAACACCAAAACCCTGTTCAAGTACTCTGACTCGATATGGATCGGATCAGACGAAGATCTCGATATTGCGCGATCCCCTATCGCTGAAGACCAACACGAGCGTATCTATGTGACTGGTATGGGTGGTGCGAGCGGTTATCCGCGTATGACGACGGCAGCTGTTGTTGGAAATGGAACCTACTACACACTAGGTCTTCCGGATCCTGCTGCGTTCGATTCGGTGACATTGGTTGGTACGACGACAAAGACGGAAACAGAGACGCCAATTTCGAGAGCGTATATTTTCACCTACGTTTCGGCGTATGGCGAAGAGGGTCCGCCTAGCGTTAGTCAGGTCAGCCAAATTGTGGACGTGTACTCAGATCAGTCTGTGACGGTCAATTTCCCGGCGAATCCATCGGGTAATTACAACCTCACGAAGAAGCGTCTCTACCGTACTGATCCTTCTGGGACGTTCAGGTTTGTAGCAGATGTGCCTCTGGCGACTGACACATATAACGATACAGTCACTGACGGCAACCTGGGGGAACCAGTGCCCTCTTCTGATTGGATTGCACCACCTGACAACGTCAGTGCGTCTCACAAAGATGGACCGTTGCTGGGGTTGGTCAGTATGCCCAACGGGTTCCTAGCGGGATTCAGTGGACAGACAGTTGCCTTCTCAGAAGCATTTCAGCCACACGCTTTTCCTGATGCCTACAAGCTGACCATCAAAAGTGATGTGGTAGCGCTTGCCCCTCTCAATACTGGACTGCTGGTTCTTACGAAAGAGAAGCCAGCGCTCATCCAGGGGCTCGACCCCAGCTCGATGAGCATGATCGAAATCGACAGTACGCATAGTTGCGTGAGCAAAAGAAGCGTTGTCGATATGGGTGAGTACGTGTTGTATGCGAGCCCGGACGGTCTTGTCATGGCAGAAGACAACGGTCTCTCTATCGTCACAGAAGGTTTGCTCAGCCGAGATCAGTGGCAAGCGCTGGTGCCTAGCACCATGATTGGTTTTGCTTGGGAAGGCTATTACCTGGGCTTCTACAATGACGGGACCGAAAGCAAAGGTTTCATTTTTGATCCTAGAGGTGGCAAGAACAGTTTTGTGAAACTCGACTTCCACGCAACTGCAGGTTTTAACGACCTCGAATCTGACGAGCTGTATCTTGTAGTCGGCGGTTCTGTCGTAAAGTTCGCTGATGCTTCATCAGTTCAGGCGGCAACCTGGAAAAGCAAAAAGTTTTATAGCGCACGTCCGCTTAATCCAGCAGTTGCAAAACTAGATTGCGATACCTATTCGCCAACACCGACTTTTAAGCTCTATGCGGATGGTGCCCTGAAACATACGCAGACGGTCTCTAACGGCGAGCTATTTAGATTGCCGAGTGGCTATAAAGCCAACGAATTTGAAATACAGATCGAAACCTCAGTTGCGGTAAATGAGGTGTGCGTTTACGAGAGTGCGGAAGAGATCGGTGTCGCGTAAATCCAATCTGCAAGTTCCGCCCAGCTGGTCAAACCAAGACCGGATGTTTGGGGATTCCCTAAAGGAAAACCTCGATATCCTTTTGGGACACAGAGGTGATCCCCTTAACGCAGCGGTTACGTTTAACGACCTTATTGATTCTGGAATAATCGAATTAAGGTCTGGCGTAAATACATTCGATGGATCGATTGGTAATCTCGTTCCCGTCAGGCAGGACAACTTTCCAGATCTAGCCATCCCCCCTGCCCCGACATCTTTAGCAGCCAATGGCGCGTTTCAGAGCATTTTACTGACCTGGAACCTCGCCCGGTACAAGGGTCATTCTCACGTTGAGGTTTGGCGACATACCTCAGACTCAATATCGGACGCCACTCTGATCGGGCAAACATCAGGCTTCGCTGGAGTGTTCAGCGATAATGTTGGCGG